TGACGGCGGAGCCGATGGCCTGCGGGTCGGCGGACACGACGAACGGGTATGCGCCAACCTGAATGTCGTTGCCGTCGGCGTCGAACACGATCGTGCGCACCTCCCCGAGTTGCATCTTTCCGGCGTCGCTGGGCGTGTTGACGACCTCCTGGCGGAACATGATGCCGTGCTGGGCGAATACGGGCTTGATGCGCTGGAGCAGCGTGCTCAGGCTGAGGTACTTGTAGGTGCCTCGGTTGCCCGCCTGTGCGCTGGAGTCCGTGACGAAGTTGGGTACCTCCTCGATGACCTGTAGGTATCTGGCGTAGAGCTGGTTGTCCATGATATACCTCCTGTGTATTACTGTTGACAAACTCAGTATATCAGGCGGGGAGAGCAAGACACGCCGAAGGATTGCGATTGTAAAAAAAAAAAGAAACACGCTACACTGGCATCAGCAAAACTAAACCCCCCGACCCGAAGGCCGAGGGGGAATAGAGTAGTACACAAGACAGTGCCTATTCTACCCCGCGCCGCAGGGCGACACGCGCGGGATACAAATGCCCGACCGGCTGAGGGAGACGACGTGCCAGCGCCGCCGAAGGAACGACCACCGGTAGTAGCCGTTAGAGGGTAAGCGCCAGTCGATGAGTCGCGCGGCAGCCTAGTCACGGGGTGCCATCCTAGGCCGATGCGATAAGCGGGGACGAGACCGTGCGACATATGCCGTCCTCTGGTAATGGATTAATGATCACCAGCCATCTCGACCAATGCGACGTCCGCACTGGCCGCCGGGAAACCGACGTTATGAGAGATGTGTCCCGTTGCAACGGGCCATCTCTCCCTTGCTCAATCCCCCAAACCACCAGCAAACAGACTGGATGTATTGAGCGCCTTGAGTGTCGTGGCTGTCTCACCGCTCCCCCCCCCCCCGTTTCCCCGGTGTCAGGAAAATGGCGTGACACCTCCCGTGGTTGCGTTAGATGCTATTACGATATATAATTAGTTGCATGGATACACAAAACAACAACAATGTCAGTACTGACGAGCCCTATGTACCCGTCGACAAGTACGCCGAGCACTGGTCGGTGAGCAAGCAGCGGGTTCGGGCGTGGATTCGCGCCGGTCGCATGAAGTCCGCGACTCGTCTCGGAAGATTTTGGCGCGTCCGCCTGTCCGACATCCCCACAAGCGTGGACGGATTGTGTAACCGACCGTACATTCGCGCGTTCCGCGAACTGGACAAGAGGGTCAAGGATGAATGACCCGACGATCGTGTGTCCGCTGGCGCGGTTGACCGGCGACCCGGAGCTCAAGCAGTCCAAGACCGGCAGGCAGTACCTGCGCATGTTGTTCGCGTCCAACGGGTGCCATAGGGACAGTCAGTCAGGCCAGTGGGTCGAGCATGATACACTGTTTTTCTCGGTCTGCGAGTTTGACGACTCGATGATCGCGGCTTACAGGCAGCAGTTGCGCAAGGGGATGGCGTGCCGGGTCGAGGGCGTGCTCAAGTGGACTGTGGGCACGGACAACAACGGGCATCCGCGCGTGTGGTTTGATGTGCAGTTCCCGCGCATCAGCGTACTGGTGCGCAAGCAGGCAAGCCCACAGTCGCAGCCGCAGCAGCCGCAGCAACCGCAGCAACCGTGGGGGAGCTCCGCAACCGCAGGCGCAGGGAGCGCAGCAGACCCGTGGTCGCACTTCGTGGGCGACGACTTCGGCACCGAGCCGACCGAATTTTAATGGGGGGGGGCAAGTGAACACGTCTCGGGTGGGCGCCCTTTGCGAATCGATCACGTTTAGCGTCGAGGGGATACCGGCCAGCAAGGGCAGCTACCGCCCGGTCACCGGGCGCAGCCGCAAGACAGGCAAGCCGGTCACCCGCCTCATCCCGATGGACAAAAAAGAGAGGCCGTGGCGCGAAAAAGTCCGGCAGACGGTGCTCGCGGCCATGACGGACAACCATTTCGACGGGTTCGCCCGAGGTGTCCCGGTGGAGCTCTGCGTCGGTTTCGTCGTCGTCCGCCCCAAGACCGTGCGACGGTATAGCCCGACCGTCAAGCCCGATCTTGATAAGCTGCTGCGCTGCCTGATGGACGGGTTGACCGACTCCGGCATAATCCACGACGATGCGCAGATCATTAATATCGCAGCGTCCAAGGGCTACGCGCGGTCGCCCGACGATCATCCGGGGTGTGTCGTACGGTTGACAGCGATATATTAACGTACTATAATTAATAGTGTCCTTCCCGGCGGAACTTTTTCCTTCGTTCGTTGTGCCGGGCTTTCAGCCAGCCTCCCCCGCGCTGGTGGACAAAAGCGGGGACTCCTTACCCACGCCAACACTGTAGTTGGGTTATGATGGGTTGCATGACAGTACAACGCGACGACAAAGGCCGCATCATCGGCGGAGCACTCAACCCCACCGGAAAGGGCGGATTTCAGACACGCCCGCAGGACAGGGGCAGCTGGACGGGCAGCAGCAGCCCCACCAGACTATTGCGCAAATACGGCGACATGACCCCCGACGAACTGCGGGCAGCCGCAGCCGGACAGTGCACCGTGCTCGAAACAATGATCATCAACCACCTGCTCGCATCACTCCAGGACTCCAAGGTCGCCGCCGACATCATCAACCGGTTGGACGGCACCCCACGCCAGACCATCGACCAGACCATCAACCAAGTCCAGCCCCCAGTAATCAACATCACCACGTTTGACAGCGCCCCGGACAACCGCCCGGACATCGCCCACAACGAGGACAAGCAATAACCACCATCGCTATGGACTTGACCATCGCCCACGCCTACCGACCATTGTGGTGGTGGGTCAACAACGACACGCCACCCTACCGTTACTATGCCTACTCCGGGGGACGCGCGTCCGGCAAGTCAACCAGCATCGCGCAATCACTGGTATGCCGCGCCGCCACCCAACCCATACGCATACTGTGCGCCCGCGAATATCAAAACTCCATCGCCGACTCCGTGCACCGGCTGCTCTCCGACCAGATCAACAAACTGGGCTTACAGGGATACACGGTCACGCGCGACGACATCACCCACATCAACGGCAGCGCTTTTATTTTCCGCGGCCTCCACAACAATCTCGACTCGATCAAGTCAATCGAGGGCATAGACGTATGCTGGGTCGAGGAAGCTCAGACCCTGAGCTCCGTATCATTGGACACCCTCATCCCGACCATACGCAAGCCAGCATCAACCCTAATATTTAGTTGGAATCCCCGCACGGAATCTGACCCCGTGTGGGACAAGATGGTGGCCCACCCCGTCGAACCAGACCGCACACTGCACTGGCACACCACATGGCGCGACGTGCGCCCCCTCCTCAATACGGACATGCTGCAACTCATCGACGCCAGCCGCCACATGCCCGAATACCCGCACATCTGGGACGGCAAACCACTCACCGCAAGCATCAATACAGTCATCGCCTACACCGACCTCGATCAGGCAACCCAACGCCCGCCTGATCTCACGGGCGGCGTCACCTTCGGAGTGGATGTGGCACGATACGGCAACGACCGCACCGCGCTCGCCATCAAGACAGGTAACACCATAAGCGGCTTGCACACGTGGGCGCACGCCAGCATCACCGACACCGCGCAACGAGTCCAAACATTCGCCTCCCAACACCAGCCGATCATGATTAACGTGGACGACACCGGGGTCGGCGGAGGACTCACCGACATCCTCGCCCAGCAAGGGCTCCCGGTACGCGGCATCAACTACGCCGCCACACCCAAACAGCGCGACAAATACCCCAACATAGCCAGTGAGCTCTGGTTTGACTTTGCCGAGCTCCTGCCATCGCTGACCATCAACCCCGATCTCGCGCACCTCGCAGACCTCTTGCAGGAGCTCAGCACCCGCGAGTGGGCGATCAACACGCGCAACAAGCGCCAGGTACAAGCCAAGCAAGACTACAAGGACAGCCAAGCCGCCCGATCGCCAGACCTCGCGGACGCCGTGCTCTTGGCATGCTACCAGCCCGCCCGCCTGCCCGACTGGGATGTCGATATCTGACCCACACCACCAGACCGCGAGCGCCCCCCGTCACGTAAAATAGCGTGTGAAGCCTACCCACATAGGAGAAAGGGCATAATAGTGGGAATCATCAATAAACTCCGCCGTGCACTCAACCCAACGGCGGCGATCACCGACTTGGCACGCTATGACGCGCCCAGCCGCACACTCGCCGGCGACTGGCAGCAGATCGGCAACACCACACTCATCCCGGTCACGGACACCTACGACAACGTATTCCCCTACGTCAACGCGATAAGCCAACGTTTCTCGACCATCATCCCGTACGCGGTCGACCAGCAAGGACACAAGCTCGACCCGCAGCCCACGCCACTCACGGCACTCTACGCACCAAACTCAACAATGAGCTGCCGCGAATTCCTCCGCGCCCTCGCCACGGGCATCCTCACCCAGACCCACGTCGACGTACTCATCTGGACAAGCGACGGCAACCAGACGACCTATGACACGCCCATAACCCGCGACAACATCGTCGGCTACACCATCCTACCCACCAACAGCCGCCAATACACGCAAAATCGCGCGGACTGGTACCACCGCGCCACACTACTCATCGACGACCAACCCCAAACCGTCGAAATCAGCCGCCAGCACACCATCGCACTGACCTACTCCACCCACCCCAACGACGTGACCATAGGAGTAAGCCCCAGCCAGACCATACGCAAATGGGCCAACGTCGACGACATGCTCGCAGACTACGAGCGCGGATTCTTCGCAAACGGCGCTGTCCCCGCCGGCATGCTCGGCATCGTCAGCAGCACCCCCGAAGACTACAAGCGCAACAAAAACCGGCTAGAAGACGCATTCCGCGGGGCCGGACAGAACAACAGCGTCGTATACAACTGGATACCCATCGACCCGACCACACGCCGCCCGTCAGACACCGGCAAACTCGTCTGGGTACCATTCCAACAATCCAACAACACACTCGACCTCACCACGCTCAACGAGGTAGTGACGGAACGACTCGCCAACGCGCTCGCCGTCCCCGACATCATCCGAGGCATCGACAACGGCCAAACCTACGCCAACGCCCAACAGGCCGAACGCACATTCATCGAGAACACCCTCCAGCCGCTCGCGCTCAACATCTGGGACAAATGGCAATTCACCTTAGACCAGCTCACCGGCGGACTCGGCTACGGCATCACATTCGGCCTCAAACTCCCCGCACAGACCGACATCGAGGCGCAGCAAGCCAACATCACCAAAACCAAGGTCGAGACCCTGATAGCCCTCGTCAACGCCGGAGCCACCACCAGCATGGCAACACGCGCCCTGCACCTGCCCCCCGAATATGCACAACTCGACTTACACCCACAAACCACCACCACCCCCACCACCGGCGCAGAATCTACCCCCACCACCACAACACCAACCACACCCACAACACCAGACCCCAACAAAACCGTAGACGGACAACAGCCCCACCAGCTCGCAGCACAATACAAATACCCCGACTACACTGAGGCACGAGCCCTCGCCGTACTCATGCCCCCCACGCAAATGATGATGCAGCGAATCATCCGACTCACGCAACGCACCACCGCCGGACTCAAAGACGACCTCGACGCGATCGCAGACCAGTGGACAGCCGACGTGCTCCCCGACCTCGAAGACGCACTAAGAGCCGCCGCCAAAAAAAACGGCGTGAGCCTGCGCAAGACCTGCGAGGCATTCGCAGCCGCCCACCCCGAGCTCCCGCTCAGCGTGACAATCACCGGCATGACCGCAGCCGAATGGAAAGCCCTATACGACTGGGACACGCTGCCCCTGACCGTCGAGACCGCATACAAGCAGCACCTGCAAAACGTAGCCCGCACCAGCAGCCGCAACACGCAAAACCTAGTGCGCGACATCCTCCAGCAAGCCCGCGAAGAGGCTTGGACACGCGACCAACTCAAAGACGCGCTCCGCGAGCACGTCACCGAGACCCGCGCCGAACTCCTAGCCCGCAACGAGTACGTCAACAGTCACCGGCTCGGCGAACTGTACATGAGCCGCGACGTAAGCAACCAATTGGGCGTAGAGCTCGACAAGGTATGGACGACCTCGCACGACTCCGGGGTCTGCGACTTTTGCAGCGCGATGGACGGCACTCGCGTCGAGCTCGATGCCAGCTATCTCGACAAGGGCGCATCACTGGAGATCAACGGCAAAATTTACGCCAACGATTACGAGGACATGCAGACCGCAGCCGCACACCCCAACTGCCGCTGCTACCTGCAATACAAGGTAAGAGGCTATGATGACTGATATACGATGCCGCAACTGCAACAGATACTTGGGCGAATGCACCGAGCACATGCGGGCAAGACTCAAGTGCCCCACCTGCAAGATGCTATTGGCCTACGACGTGCAACCATTATCCACAATGGTGCACAACTCTGTGCATAACTCCGCGGATAACGCTATTATGATAGGCAACAGCGCACAAGCCCAACAAGGACGCGCGACACAACCAATCAGACTCTCAACACTAGGATAGAGACAATGACCCTGCGGACCAGTTTCGCGGCCACCACCACACCAACCACAAACGGCAACCGGCTAACGTTTTTGGCCAACAGCGGCAAGCCGATGGTCAACGGGCAAACGGTGGACATCCACACGCTCCGTATCCCCGTCAACGACGGCGACTACAAGCTCGTCGCCGACCTGACCGACACCGACCGTATCAACGTGCCCCTGCTGCTCGACCACCGACAAGATGCCGAGTACCAGGTGGGGCGCGTCACCCGCCTATGGTTGGACGATCGCGGCATGTGGTGCGAGGCCACCTTGGCGGACGTACCCCGCGCGACCCTTGTAAAAGGGCTCGCCAAGTCCGACTCACTGTCCAACAGTTTCTCAATCTCCGTTGAGCACATGGGAGCCGACAAGACCAACACCATCCACAACGGTAGCCTGCTGGAGATCAGTGTGGTGTATCGCGGGATGGACGACAAAGCAATATACAAGTCAATCAACCACCGGGAGGACACTACTATGGACATCACTAAACTGTTGCGCGACAAAATCTCCGAATACAAGCTCGACCAGGCCGAAGCCGACGAGCTTGTGAAGGCCATCACGGACGCGCTCAACGACGCGCTGGGAGACATCATCGAAACGGTCAACAAGCAGACCGACCCCAACACCAAGCCCGACCCGGATAAGCCCGAGCCGACCAACGACGACCCGCAGACCCCCGAACCGCCCGCACAGTCCACCAACAACCGCACCATCATCATCAACAACGCGCGAAGCAACGTGCCCGGCATCGCCACCGTCACCCAGTCGCACACGTGGATGGACAGTCACGAAGCGCTCGCGGAATATGAACGCTCCATGCTCCGCACGGACGGCATGAGCGTCGATCTCGCCCGCGACCAGTGGATGCAGACGGTACGCAAGCACATGGGCAGCAATTACGGCATCGACCAGCCGTCCGTCAAGCAGCTGGTGCCCACCGCGATCGCCGACACCATTCAGGATGCGCTCAACGAGGCCGGGTGCGGATTATGGAAGGCGTACCGCAAGACCGGACTCGACCGCCGCACCGTCTCGAAGAACGCGGAGGGCACGCTGTCCGACACGAACCGTGCGCACGGCTACCGCCCAACAGACTACGGCACGCAGAAGAAGGAGCAGACGATCAAGCTGCTCAGCCTGACAATCGAACCGGACTACGTGTACAAGTACATCTCGCTCAACAAGGGCGACCTGCGCCGCACCAAAACACCGGGCGTGCTCGCCAAGTACGTCGCGCAGGAGCTCGTCAACAAGGTCATCCAGACCATTGAGCGCCAGACCGTGTTCGGCGGCTACACCGACATGGGCATGTTCGAGGGCGCATACTCCGCCAGCAATGACACCACCGGCACGGACAAATGGAAGGGAGCTGACCGAGTGCGCACCGTCAAACACTCCAGCAAGTCCAATCTCCTGATCGACGTGCGCCAGACCGTCCTCGCGACCCGCGGCACCAAGGCCGACAAGGTGCTCGTACTCAACTCCGACACGCTCCGCGACCTGATGATCGCCACCGACGCGATCGGCAACACGCTCATCCCCCTTGGAGACGAGGCCATCGCCAACTATCTCGGCGTGCGCGAAATCCTACAGCCGGAGTGGTGGGAGGACACGGACGACACCAGCATGCTCGCCGCGTGCGTCAACACCAACAACTACGAGCTCGTGGGCGACACCACGGTCGAGTCGTTCACCAATTTCGCGCTGCGTACCAACACCAACGAGATGCTGGCCGAGATCTTCCAAGGCGGCGCGTTCACCGCCGACAAGAGCGCGACCGTGCTTGTGCCCGGGGAGTGATCGACATGAGCACTCCTATCTACGCGACGCTCAACAACGAGGGCATGCCCGCACAGGCCAAGGGACTACAGCCCGTCGCCCAGATCAACGTCGTAAACCCGACCGACCCGACCAAGCCCGGCACCATCGGCCCGACCAACCAGCAGATCATCGCCGCCGTCGCCGGACGCGAAACCACCAAGGCGCTCGAAACACTGTCCACCCTCACGGGCGAGACGGTCACCGTCGACAACCTCAATACGATCATCAACAAGGTCAACCAGATGATCGCGGCGATGAAGGACACGACCGCCTGACCTACATCACTACCCCGCGCGTGATATCATGAGTGGCGCGGGGTGGTGACCGCAACAAGCCCCCGCGAACGGCATCAGCTAATCGCGGGGGCTTGTCATATCAACACAAGCACACACGCAATCGGAGACACCACTATGAGTTTTTACACCTCTTCAGACCTCTCCCGTTACGCCGCAGCAACGGGAGACCTGGAAGCATTGATGACCCGCTATTTCCGTGTTGCGCTCCAGCAGCTCAACGACGCAACCTGCAACGCCATACAGTGCCGTGAGACCGGGCGCACGCTATCGAGCATGGTCAGCGACGACGGCACCACGGTACTATTGCCCGCATGGTACAGCAACATCGACACCGTACGCATCGACGGCATCGAGCAGAACTGGAGCACGTCATATGACACCGGGGACATCAACCCGCAGACCGGACTCATGAGCGACGCGTACACACGCAAGATCGCGTTGCATGAGCCACGCCCCGAGGGCACCACCGTCACCATCACTGGCTCAACCGGATTCGTGGACCTCCCGGACAGCATCAAGACACTGATCTCCAACCTGATTGTCAACCTCGCCAACCGCGACACCGGCACCGATCTTGTAACCAATAAAAAGATCGAGGACGTGAGCGAGACCATCAACGACCGCAAGGCCCGCCAATCACCACTCGCCAACCTCTCCGACACCTACGGGGCGCTCATGCAACAATGGAGCCTATGCGAGTACGGTCATGCATTGGAGGGTTTGCTCAGCATGCCACAGAGATGCCGCGCCATCCCGTGGTACGTCAGCGAAGCGGATGCACGGGGCTATTATGATGCTCGCTGACCCATTCCGCATGTATCCCGATGCGATAATCACGGTGCGTCTCACCCGGCTACAGGCTCCGGGCATCCCCAACACCGTCTTGGGTGACGTGCGTGCGATCGTCAAACGCGCCAGCACCGCCAACCTGCCCGGCGAAGTCGAGTACCAGACCGGGGCGAGACGCTACCACCTCAACACAAGCGACCTGCCGGAGCAGTTACGCGCCGACCCGTCCAATCTCATCGGCCTGTTATTGGTGGACTCCGACCGCCAGTATCGTATCAGTGACGTCAGTTATGGCAGCGACTACACCCCCAACCAGCTCAGATTCATAAGCGTTCGAGCCGCACCGTATGCGCGGGAGTCGCTATGAGCTACAGGATGCAACTCAACAAATCGTACTTAGACAAACTCAACGGCAACCAGCTCAACACCGGGTTTACGCGCATGGTGACGGACTTGCTCAACCGCGCCAAAATCAACGCCCCATACAAGACCGGTGCTCTCCGCAACTCCGGTTACATGCGATCAACCGGACAACTCAGGTACGAGGTAGGGTTTACGGTCCCGTACGCTCGATATAACGAGTACCATAATCGGCGTCACCCGTATTTCCTGCGTAACGCGCGGAATGCCGTGGCGGCCCGTACCGCATCATATTTTGAGATCAAGCAGTAAGGACATTAATAATGATTGACGCGGCCATCGCCCTCCAACTCGACAAAGCCGGGTTCGGCGTCTACGGGCAGACCATATTCTTCGGCCTCAGCCCGATCATGGACACAGGCCAAGTCACCCAGCGCGAAGGCATCTACGTCAACGCCACTACGGTAAACGTCACGGGCGACCAGTACACAGACCAGATCACCATATCCACCCGTTTCCGCGACGTACTCAAGCAAGGCCGCTACCTCATGCGACTGCTCGCATGGCAACGCGACACCCTGTGCGACACATGCGAACTGGACTGCCGCCCCATCCTAGACATGAGCTACAGGTGGGTGGACATCCAGCCAAGCACCGCCGTGGACATGGACGCGATCGACGGCGAGGGACGGTGGATAAAGTCCATCCGTTTCAACGTCTCGTACAAGCTGGCCCCGGAGTTGCCGCCCATCGGCTAAAATGGTGGTTGTCCATTCGTCAGGCGCTCGCCACCCCGCCACTCACGAAAGGACAAGAAAAATTGGCATCATATAGTTACCCGCTGGTGGGCCGCAAGGTAATCTACATCGGCAACACCATGATTCCGTCGCGATTGGTGTCCGGCGAGGCCGCGACCATCACCGTGACCCCCGCCACTACCGAGATCGAGTCGCAGGTCGGCACCTACACCATCCCCAACGGAGGTTATGAGGAGCTGAGCGCCACACTCAACGTCATCATCCCGAGCGTGCGCTGGCTCGGTAAGATCTTCCCCGGCCTGTACAAGTCCGCCGCGTTCAAGCGTGCCAGCTTGATGGAGGACAACGGCGAGACGGGACAGGTGGTGTTCGGCGCGACCGAGTGCGCGGGAATCGAACCCACGACGATCGTCATCCACCCGGAGTGTATGGGCGACGACAGCTCCCAAGACATCCAGATTCCCAACGCGATGATCGCGCCCGGTAGCGAATTCACATTCGGGACCGACCCGACCGAGATCGAGATCACGGTGTCGATGATCCCGGGCGAGGACGGTGCGGTCATCATCGGCGAGGGCAGTCTGTCCACTATGACGCACTACGACCCGACCGTCGGCAAGTACGTGGTCACGCCACAGCTCGGCACGCTCACCGTCAACGCCACCGCACGCTCCGGCGGCCAGACAATCACCATCACCCCAGCCAATGCGGACGCGGGCAACACGCGCCGCTACCAGATCACCGACTCCGGCAATGTGCCGGACGTGCAGCTCAACACCGACGTGACCGGCAGCAAGTGGCAGGACTACCCCACCAACGGGCAGGTGTCCGGCACTAAAGACCAGATCATCACCGTTGTCGAGGCCAAGAACGGCAAGGCCGTCAAGGCCGGCACCGCGAAACTGCCCGCCCCCACCGCCTGACCCACTGCGACCGCCACCCCGCACAGTCACCACCGACACCACCACGAAAGGACAACACAAATGACAGACGCTATGCTGAGTTTCGACACCACGCGGGCACGCAAGACCAAGCACGTGCAGATCGACGGCACCACGTACGAGATTCGCCCGATGGGAGCCAAGGAGTACTTGCAGTTGAGTTCTCGCGCCCAGCAGATCGACAAACTCCAGTCCAACGGTGGCGAGCTGAAGAACATCATCCCGTTGCAGGACGAGATGTTCGCGACGATCATCCCCTTGTTCTCGCCCGCCGAGGAATTCGAGGCGTGGGCGGAGGAATGCAAGCGAGACGCGGAGTTCGCTTATCGTCAGGTGATGAGCGAACTCGTGCCGTTGTGCATGCCGGACGTACACGCCAAGGGCTGAGAGCATGCACGACCCTAACGAGGGTTTGACACCGGACGAGATAGCCGCGCTGGATAAGTGGGAGGCCAAACGAGACCGTAGGCTTGCCGCCGACGATAGCGCGGCTTATCGTATGCTCGCCAAGCTCGGCAGATATTACGGGTGGGGCGCGGTCGAGGCCGTCCTACAAAACCGCCTCGACCCGGTGACCATGATTAATCTCGTACGCGCCGGGGACGAGCTCAACGCGGAGGAAAGCGTGAGCCGGTTGCGAGACAACGCGGAGGGCATCGGCATAGCGTTCGATAAGCACGGCCAGCAGGCATTCAGGCAGGCCGCGCGGCTGCGAACCGGAAGGGACTAGATTATGGCTGACGGTACTCTCACACTCGACGCGACGATCAACACCGCCAAGTACAAGAGCGGTGCGAAAGAGATCGAGTCCAGCAACGAGCAGGTCAAACGCAGCTCGCAGGACGCGGACAACGCCACCAAAAAGATAGGCAGTGGCGCGGGCGAGAGCTCTGGCAAATTTAGTGCAGCGTGGAGCAAGGCCGGTGACATCGCCAAAAAAGCGCTTGTAGCAGGAGTGGCTGCGGCTGGCGCGGCCATTGTCGGACTCGGCAAGAGCGCCGTAGATGCCTATGCGGCGTATGAGCAGGCGGTCGGCGGCGTGGATACCCTGTTTAAAGACTCCAGCGCGACCGTGCAAAAATACGCGGCGCAAGCGTACAAGACTGCCGGTGTCAGCGCCAACGAGTACATGAGCCAGATCACGAGTTTTTCAGCGTCGCTGATCGGCTCTCTGGGCGGTGATACCGCCAAGGCCGCCGAGATGGGCAATCAGGCCATCATGGACATGTCTGACAACGCCAACAAGATGGGCACCGACATAGGCACCATACAGCAGACCTATCAGTCGCTAGCCCGTGGCAATTACGCCATGCTTGACAATCTCAAACTCGGGTACGGCGGCACCAAGGCCGAGATGGCGAGGATGATCAAGGACGCGAACGCGGTCAAGCAGGCCAACGGCGAGATGGCCGACCTGAGCATAGACTCGTTCGCTGACGTGACCGAGGCCATCCACATCATGCAGGACAAGATGGGCATAACCGGCACCACGTCGAGGGAGGCGGCCACCACCATCGAGGGCAGCGTCAACACGATGAAGGCGGCGTGGCAGAACTGGCTGACCGCGCTTGGCAACCCGGATGCAGACCTGTCTGCCATGACACAGCAACTGGTAGATTCTGCGGGGACCGTCATGCAAAACGTCCTGCCCCGCATCGTCGAGGTGTTTAAGGGCATGGCCTCCGCGCTGCCGGAAGTCCTCTCAGGTGTGTTCTCGGGTTTGGGCGGGATGATATCGCAGATTCTGAGTGAGTCGTTCGGGTTGGACATGGGAGCGGTGACGGAAAAACTCGCACCGTTGCAGACGTTGGGCGGTTCGCTCATGACGATATTCCAAAGTCTCGGCGCGTCGCTCGGCCCCGTGTTTAACGCCATCGGTACGAGTCTGCAAAACCTCGGCAACCTCGCCATGACCGCTCTCGGCTATCTCCAGCCGTTTATCGATACTATCGTCGCGCAGATGCCTACGGTGCAATCCATCATCAGTAGCATCATGGGCGTGCTCACCACAGTGCAAGGCGTCCTCACAAGCCTCTGGCAGGTAATCATGAGTAACATCATGCCGGTGGTTACGCAGATCGCCAGTACCGTGCTCCCCCCGATCTTGGCGGCGATCAACGCCATACTACCGTACATTCAACAATTGGCGAGCGTGCTCGGCACGGTGCTCACGCCGATCATCAACACCGTCAGTCAGATTATCGGCGGGGCGCTCGCGACCGCCTTCCAGATCGTCCAGCCGATCATCAGTGGTTTCATGGCCGTGGTGCAAAACATCATCGGTGTTTTGCAGGGCATCATAGCGTTCATAACCGGCATATTCACCGGCAACTGGGGGCAGGCTTGGGACGGTATAAAGCAGATCGGGTCGAACGTGTGGCAGGCCATCCAAAACATCGTGCAGACCGTCATAGACATAATCAGCAACATAATCGATACCGTACTCGGCAAGATCAAGGAGATATGGGGCAATATCTGGAATGGCATCAAGTCCGTCGCGTCTAACGTGTGGGAGGGCATCAAGTCACTCATCAGCAACGCAATAAACGCCGTCAAGTCAACGATCAGCAACATACTCAACGGCATCAAGTCCATATTCTCGAACGCATGGAACGCGGTCAAGAACGGCGTATCATCCGCGTGGGACGGCATCAAACGCGCCGTGTCCGACGGCATCAACGGCATGATGGACTTCGTCAAGGGCATCCCCGGCAAAGTCAAGGACGCATTCCTCGGCGCTGCCGATTGGCTGGTCAGCGCGGGCGGTGACATCATCAACGGCCTGATCAAGGGCATCACCGGCGCAGTCGGCAAGGCGGTCAACGCCGTCAAGGACGCAGTCGGCAACGTCATAGACGGAGCTAAAAAATTCCTCGGCATCGGCTCCCCGTCTCGCGTGTTCCGCGACCAGATAGGCCAGTGGATACCGGCAGGCTTGGCGGTCGGCATCGATGCCAACACCGACGACGCACTCGCCGCCGTGCACGACATGACCAACGCCACCATAGACGTAGCTTATGCGGGATTGGATGACCTGAGCAAGCTCAGCACGCCCGTCAAGACCGACCAAAGCAATCTGCGCACGTCCTCGGACTTGGAAGCGATCATGACACGCGCCATGCTCAACGCGCTCACCACACTGCCGACCGTGCGCACGATGGACAGCCCCGACAAGGCGGTAGCGTGGATAATCAACGACTTGGACGATACGCTGGCGCTCCGCGCCCGCAGAATAGGAGCATACTGACATGACACCCACGCGCACCATTGCCGGGCACGGCATCATACCCCGCCATATCATCCCCACAGATCACGGGCGCAACCTACTCGACGGACTGCCGTTGAGCGAGTACGGTCTCATCGCCGGGGCGGCTGGCATCAGCGTCGGCAAACTCTCCCCCCGCACGCAATCGGTGGACATCCCCGGCATGAGCGGCACCATAGACGTGAGCCTCAGGGACGCGGTGACCGGGCGCACGTACTTGGACACGCGCGAGATCACACTCAACGTGATCTTTTTGGGTGAGGGCGTGGACTATTGGCGCATGCGCGAACGGCTCGCCCCGCTCTTGGGCGCACGGTCGTCGATGCGTGACATGACGCAGCCGGGCGAATGGTCGGGCATCATCACCGGCATGGAGTGGGACGAGCACCGCAACAGTTTCGGCATATTCACCCACGCCCTCGGCAAGATCATTATGAGGGCCGCCCCGCTCATGGCCGGAGACAAGCACGAGGAGACGATCGGCACAGGCACCACGTCGATCACCGTGCACGGCAACACGGGCGCATGGCCGACCATCGACATGCGTGCCGACACTACGGGCACCGTCACGCTCGCCAACCTGACGACCGGTCTACGGCTCTCACTGCCACGCCAGTGGGCAAGCGGCCAGCAGATACACGTCGACATGCAACACGCACAAGTCACCTACGTCGGCAGCACACCGTACTACGCGACGCCCATAGACTCGGACTGGTGGCAGGTACAACCCGGCATCAACCGGATACAGGTCACCGGCGGGCATGGCATCACACTCGCATACCGTGAGCAATGGGAGGCATGAGCATGGTCGACATCTACCGCACCGACCGTTTCGGCAATCCGTTGGGGCGTCTCGGATACGTGAGCGAGGCGATACGCGAGCGCAAGACGGACGGCACCGACACGTTGGACATCACATGTCGCACCATGTGCGACAAGGGCGACCGCATCATATTCGCTACGCCTGACGGGCTGGCGCACGAGTACGAGATCACCGATATCACGCACGACCGCCGCGACTCCCTCATACTCAGCGCCCACGCGACGGGCTCCATCAGCGAATTGGGCGTGTACGTCATCGAGGACAGGCGCAACCGCAGCGCCTCCCCCACCGTGTGCCTATCCCGCGCGTTGGAGGGCACACGTTGGAGCGTCGGCACCGTGCAATCCGGCACGATCACCCAGACCGCCGATCTGAGCTACTACCACACCACCGCATTGCAGGCCGTACAAGACATCTGCGACACGTTCGGCCTCGAAGCCGTGCCACGCTACCAGTTGACCGCCGACCATACCCGTATACAATTCCGCTACATTGATCTGTTGCAACAGCAGGGCAGCAGGGAGCCACGCCGGTTCGACTTCGGGCGCAACCTCGCCGGGCTCACACGCAAGGTAGATCCCAGCAGCGTGATCACACGACTCTACCCCTATGGCAAGGGCGTACCCAGCACCGACGAGACCGGCGCACAGACAGGCGGTTATGGGCGCAAGATCGACATATCCTCGGTCAACAACGGTCGCACCTACATCGAGGACACCGACGCGACAGCCTTGTGGGGCATCCCGGACGCCAACGGACAAGTGCAGGCCGCGATGGGCGTGCAGGACTACGGTGAGATAGACGACCCCGCCGAACTCAAACGCGCGGCGCTCGCTGACCTCGCCAAGCTGAGCCAGCCCAAGGCGAGTTACACGGCGACCGTCGCCACGCTCGGTGTGGAGGGCCGCGACCGCGAGGCGGTCGGCTTGGGTGATGACGTGCAGGTAGTGGACAGGAGTTTCCCGCGTCCGGTGCGCGTGTCCGGGCGTGTGCTCGCGATCAAGGACAGTCTCGTTGACCCTCTCGGCGACAACACGACCATTACCATCGGGAACCTGACCGAAAACTATACGGCGACGCAGAAAAACACGTTGAGTCAGGTCAACAAGCTATGGCAGGGGTTCGGCGCTTGGAATGACGCGGCGGGCCTCCGACCGTCATACATCGACGGTGTGATCGCCGGGTGGAATCAGGAGATGAACGGTACTGGCGGATACGTGTACAACGTGCCGAACGAAGGCATCTACGTGTACAACCGTCGCAAAGACAGCAACCCGACGCAGGCCATCCAGATCGGCGGCGGCTTCTTCAGGATCGCAAACAGCAAGAACAGTGATGGGTCGTGGCGGTGGCGCACGATGGGCAGCGGCGCGGGATTGACCGCCGACGTGATCTATACGGGCACGATCAGGGGCGGCGTGAACTGGTGGAATCTGGAGACCGGCGATCTCCTGTTCGAGCGGGGCAGTATCCGGGATACGGCGGGGCGCACGTCGTGGGACTTGACCACGGGCACGTTCGTCGGGCGCGGCATGCAATGCTCCGGGACTTTCACTAACGTGGACGGCAGCGGCACCGGCGTGGAGCTCGACAACTACGAGATACGAGGCTATCAGGAGCATGTCAAGACCATGACACTCGACCCCAACGTGTCCTTCAACAACGGCGAAAAAGGCGCCTTGATGTTCGGCAACGCCAAATGGATGGGCTTGGGCGCTGCCGGACAGATGTACGTCACTACCAGCGAGACCGACAACGGCAGGGTGCTGGCATTTGAGACATTGCACTTGTGCACGGACATGGAGAGCAAGGGTGACGGATCCTACTCGTGGATGACCCGCACGCGCACATTCGTCAACGGAATGATGCTGGGCGGGTATCGTAATGCCGCAACTGCCGCAGCCGATGCCGACGACACCACCACCGAGACGGATGCTCAGGATGCGGCGTTGTTCGCGCCGGTCACGTGGACGGCGGACGGGTCTCCCGGCATCATGGGACAGTTGACAGACCCGGCAACAGTCCGTGGCATCGTGGACTTGCAACCGGTATACCGGGCGACCAATGACGGGTACAAGCTGGTGCACGTACCGCAAACAGAGGCGTACGCCGACTATCCCGCACCGATCGACGATGATTATATCGACGTTGACAGCATGAGCGACGACGAGCTGTGTGGCATCACCCGTGTCACCATAGACCGTAGTACGGTCGACGTGCTGGCCGCTTTGGTAGACTTGAGCCGGACTCACCCCGCAGCATTGCAATCACTGATAAGCCTAGCCAAAGGAGATAATCATGGCGACATTAGATGATTTCCGTACCATCACGCAAAAATTCGATGAGGTCAGCGACTATGCGCCCGACATCATCGCCAACTCGGCGGACATGCAGGGGCGTATCCTCCGCGTGGAGTTTACGAGCGCGGGGGAGCCTGTCGCCAGCAGCACGGCCACGGCCAAATTGCTGTGGAATCCGAGCGGCACCAACGAGCAACTGTGGGTCAACTCGGCGGACATGCAGCGCGTCAACGATGCGCCTACACTCACGTTCACGGCCCCGCTTCCTACCGGCGTGACTCAGGCCAAGACTGACTGCGTGCCCATGTGCGTGGAGCTGGCGGACAACGGGCAGACCGTCGCCACCCGCAATTTCCACGTCCGTGTGGATAAGGCGGTCGGGGATACGATCGGCACGGGCAACGTCAACATCGGGCAGGCTGCCGCCGA